TATGCACGCAATCATTCAATAATTCTGTAATAGAGTCCTTGAAATATTCGGCCACCCCTTCGCGCCATGAGCGTACAAATTCTATCTGTTCATCACGGTCTGGATATCTCGACATAAAACGTATGAGTGATGGCAGCATCGTTTCTTTATATGATGGATTGTCGGAACCTGTGGCTTCACACGCCAGAGAAGAATCCTCCCGCATCATTTGGGCGGCTATTTCATAGAGATCAAAGTCAGGCACCTTGTCAATATCAGGCATCTGGACTTTATTAAGAGAGTCGAATGTCCCGTAGTGGGAGACAATGGCTTCAGCCATATTGCGGATAGTTTTAGAGTAATTCATATTCAGTCGCTCCATGACATTTGACACAGTGTATTGTTGCCATGTGACCCGTCGCAAAGCGGGCAGATCACATCCTGAAATACCCCGTCATTCCTTGACGGTTGATTTTGTACATAGCAATGCGCTATATTGATCTCGTTCATAGAACTATCTCCGAAAGATTTTTTATGTTCGGTGGGTCGAAAGACTGCTATCCGACGACCCACATTGTTTTATCTATGGTTTTAAAAAGTGAAACAATGTCTGCAACCCCGCAATAGCACCAACTCCGATTAAAAATGCCTTTACCATGAAAGCCTGTAGTTCCATTTTTAATTTCTCAACATCCTGTTTCAATAACTGAATATCCTGCTTTGTTGCCAAATCGTTATTTATAATATTAGACAATTCCTCGGCCTGTATTTCAGCCAACTGATTGCTATCTTTTGCCTTCTTCAGCTTGTTTGAGTAGGTGATTGCATTAAATCTTATGGTTGTCATCTTCTTGCCCTCGGTTGTTGTGTCCAGTGATATAATCATATCATGATATCACGCAGCGTCAACCTTTTTTTCAATGTTTTTTTTATACTTTTCCAGACACTCAACAATAATGGCGTTCATGGATGTTTCGGTATCTACTGAATACCTTCTCAAAAAGGTATGTACTTGCTTTGGCATTCTGACATTAAAAGATTTTTCGTTATCCACGCTGCATTCTCCATTTTTTATATTTTGCTTGTATATGGGCATAATGATACCATGATATCTCATTTTTAACAACGCTTTATAATGAAACTTCACTAAGGAATGGTGATTATGAGCAACGGATGCGTGGTTTTTTCGGCAATCAAAAGACTTTTATTCAAGTATGGCCTGGAATTTAAATCGGGCTCAGAGTATGAGCGTTTTATGGGAGAATTAATCGATATCTTGAATATATGAGAGTAAAATTCGAGGACGTTCGGGGGAAGTTCAGTCCCCCGAGACAATTTCAACTTAGGACAAGGGTAATTTTAAAGGCTTTTTGCTTATATGCAATACCTTTATGTCCCTTATAGGAAAAATATGAAAAAAATCCCTCCATACGGCAAGCCGCTATTTGATTTATTAAGCAGTGGCTCGCGTCCCAAAAACGATATAAATTTATTCATTGGTTACAAGGCATGGGAAAAAGGAAAAGCTTTCTCCATAAGCTATCCCTGCCGAACGCTAACACTTCCACCGTGGTGCAATCCAGTTGTTTATTGCTGGCCAGTTCAGGATTGTGATGTTTTGATTTTTGATACTGGCTATGCTGAGGAAAGATACCTTACCGATCTATCGGGGGCATTATTTGAAGACGGAGCTTCTAAAATCAGGTGCGTTAATACTGATTTTGAAATTTTTAATATTGATAAATAAAGGGAATTATTTATGGCTAGAGATATGAAAGCGACCTACACAGAAAAATCCGAGAATGTCGAAAATCTACGTGCGCCTATTGGTTATCCGGATATGGATAAAGGGCGCATTCTTGATACTCAAAAAAATCTAAAATGTTTGCTGGATTTGCATAAAATTTCTGTTAAATGGAACATTATGCTACGCATGAGAGAGATCCATATTCCAGGAATCGACCATTTTGTAGATGAAAAAGAGAATGCAGATTTAGCACATATTTATCATTTAGCAACAACAAACAACATGCCAAATACCCGAATTGACAAACATCTCGATTCTTTGGCCTGGATTAATGCCTACCATCCTGTCAGAGAGTGTCTTCTCAATAAACCGTGGGATAAAAAACCCAGGCTGGATAGCTTTATTTCTTGTGTTAAGACAAAGAACGATGAGTTTTCATACAAAATCATCAGACGATGGATGTTATCAGCAATTGCCGCCGCTTTTAGTCAAAAAGGGTTTTCAAATCAGGGTGTCCTTGTTTTACAAGGCGAGCAGAATATTGGGAAGACGCGGTGGGTAAAGTCATTATCGCCCATTGGGGGCGATGCAGTGAAGGAGGGCATACTCCTAGACCCCAGTAACAAGGATAGCGTCATCACGGCCTCCCAATGCTGGATAGGTGAACTTGGAGAGCTTGATGGTACGTTTAGAAAATCTGACATAGCCCGGATAAAAAGTTACATCACTTCATCTGTTGATGTTGTGCGTCTTCCTTATAACGCAAGAAATTCCTATCTCTCGCGAAGAACTGTTTTTGTTGCAACCGTAAATGAAGCTCAATTTCTGGTTGATGACACTGGAAATCGTCGCTGGTGGACTATTGAAGTCGAGAGCATAAATTCAGACCACGGCCTGGATATACAGCAAGTCTGGGCTGAGGTATATGAAATCTGGGCTGCTGAAGTAGAAAACACATGGTTGTCGTCTGATGAAATCCAGCAACTGAATGAAACAAATGTGCAGCATGAGCAAATCGATCCCTTTGAAGAAAAAATATTGGAAATGTTTGACTGGTACGAAGGCTGGGAAAATGGCCCTTCTTTAACTTTTACAACAACACAGGCACTTGAAAAGATTGGTTATGAAAAACCGACCAAATCTGATGTAACCAGAATGGGTAAAATATTAACAAAACTCACCGGGAAACCACCAAAAAGAAATAAAAAGAACAGAAACTATACTCTTCCTTTGTTATCGTCTAAATTTAAATCTAATTGATGACACCTGGTGACACATATGCGTCTGTGCAAAAAATATGTGTCACTGTGGAGGCGTTGTGACAGTAGGTCGGTGACACCTATGACACCTATGACACTTAATTTATTATATTTATATAGGAGTAGTGGATGACACATAGTATCTGTAACTCTATAGGATTCAGTGACACATGTGACACACGTGTCACCGCTTTAGTAGAATCAAATACTTAAGGGGTGACACATACAAAATAGAGGTGTCACCTTTTCAATAATTGAGGTGTCACCTGGGGAAATATCATCAAAAAGGTGACACATGTAATGTGACATTTATGAGGAAATAGACCATGAACAAGGATTGTTCTGACGCTAGAAAAGTTATCGTATTTGAAAAGGTGCACAAGCAAAAAAAAGACTCGTTAGGTCACAGGGTTCATATACTTAGGGTTCTTATCCAGCGATTTTATCGTGAAAAGAGAGATTTATTCACACCGGTAGATTATATAAAGCACTGCGAAGCAGTTCTGGATAATACTCTTTCCAGGTTCGATTATGATCTGGAAGGTGTCATTGATTCCTGGCGAGCTATAACGCCTGCGCTTGGGCAAACACCCGCCACTTGCGAAAAATGTGGATATAGGCCAGTATTTTGTAGATGCATATGACAAGGAATGTCACACGTGAAACTATTTTCAAGCAACGACTGGCACCGCCGGGGTAAAAAATACAAGGCTTCCACGATGGAGGCTCTCAGACAACTTTACGGAGATCACGCCAATGACAAGGACTGTCAAAAAGAAAACACCAGTGATAGTGGTTCCTCGGGAGGACTACGAACAGATAGTGTTTGTGACGTGGCTCAAGAAACAGGGTTATGGCGTAAGCGCTAGTGCCAATGGTGGCTCAAGGCATTTTCTTGAAGCTATCAAGCTGAAACGTATGGGGGTCTGGGCTGGCTGGCCGGATGTTTTCGTGCCACTGGGAACACCCATTTTCCATGGTTTTTTCTGTGAAATGAAGCGCATCAAGGGTGGAAAAGTCTCGCCTGCGCAGGTAGAATGCTTGCAGTACCTGCGTGATAAGGGATATTACGCTGAAGTGGCTCATGGCGCAGAACATGCAAAGGAATTGTTCAATTTTTACCTTTCAACTCTCCCGACTGCTGCATAGATTTCATCAATATTAGTCCAACCCTTCCTCGTGGAATAGGACAGCCCTTATAGCTGGGGCTTTTTTTAACCAAAATTAAGGATAATCAATGCTTTTGTCACGTTGTCATAAAGGGCACATCGATGTTCTGCATGATTATTATGTCTGTGTCATTTGTGGGCTTGCCTGTGATACGATATTTTCACCTGAATGGAATAGCGAGAGTCATGATGACACCCGAAATGCTGTTGAAGCTTCGATCCTCTTTGGTTAAACACGAATCCTATTCAAAATTTCCCTACGTTGACACTGTTGGCAAGACCACTATCGGAATTGGTTATAATTTAACCGATAGAGGGGTATCAGACGAATGGATCAATACACAGTTCCAATCAGACGTAGATTACTTTTATCAGCAATTATCTACATTCCCATGGTTTGAACATTTAACACCAGACCGTCAAATAGTATTGATTGACATGGCTTTTATGGGTTGGAAAAAGTTTCTGACATTTAACAAAATGCTCAATGCACTATTAACAGGTGACTTCAAAAAAGCCGCTTATGAGATGATAAATAGCAAATGGGCTGAACAGGTCAAGGGACGCGCCGCGTCACTGGCTCACGGTATGATGACCGGCGTTTATGAAATCTGAAAATATAAAAAAGTCCACATCGATTATAAAATATATCATTCGACACCAGGTAATTCCCTGACTTTTTTTTTATGATTATCCCTAATAAAATATTTACTCCACTAATGGACTTAACTGTTAAAGGAGTAACAAATGGCTACTGTAAACAACGAAGAACCCTGTACTGTGATAAACGTTTATTGTGACAAGAGCGGTGAAAGACCGTGTGATTGTCCCTTTGGCGTTAACTCCGAATTTGCCGAAGTGTATTCTGTATTGCCCCAGGATTTGGCTGTTTCACCAGGAGCAAACCTGCCGGGTCAAGTGGCACTGTTTGATCAGTCGGTTCATGCAACCGCCAATATTGATATCTCACAGGCTGCGGTCAATGGCAAAATCACCATTAACAAGGCTGGATGGTATGACATCGTATCAGGGGTTTCAGGATCTTTAAATCCACTAAGCTCACCCTTGAGCGCATGGACAGTCTCGCTGTTTAAGAATGGCGTTATTGTTCCCGCATCAACCATTGCCAATGTAACCATTAGCCCTGAGCAAAAAGCTAACGAAGTACCAACAGATACATTTGTTCACTTTATGGCAGGCGATGTGTTAGAGTTGGCCAACACATCAACCAACATCCTTCACCTGACAGCACCGATTCTGGGAACAAACGCCCAGACCGTCAGCGCTTATCTCAAGGTAAAGATGTTAAAGGCTGATTAACTTTAAAAACTCATAGCCACGGATGGCCAAAATCATCGGTGGCTTATGATTAAATTTGAAAACGCGACAAACGGCAGATTTTATTATATTCACATTGAAAAAGACTTATTGAATGATTGCATACTGCGTATCAATTACGGTGGCGTTTCTGTTACTCGTCATCGTGCTATTTTTTGTAAAGATCACAATTCCCTTAACAGGCAAATCGGTCGAATCATTAAAAAACGATTAAGCCGTGGATATTCACTGGTGACATAGTGTAGAATCTAGTCATTATCACAAACGGATTTGTGAACATGAATGTTAAACCGTACAAAATTCCTCATCCCTTCCGAAAGCTCAACAAAGAGCTTGTTGATATCCTCGTTCAGGAAATTGCTGAAGGATCAACACACATACTCGCAGCAGAATCCAATGGCATCACTGAATCTATTTTTTATATCTGGCGTGCGCAAGGAAAGGTCGATGTAGAGCATCAGAACGATACATTATGCGCTTACCTGGTCGAGTCTCTAGCAAAAGTCAAGAATCGTGAAGTCAAAGCCTGTCGTCAGGTTATCGCTGAATCAGAAAAAGGTCACAAGGGTGCCGAATGGACGCTTGAGCACGCGTATTGGCGTGAGTTTGGAAAAGATGCAAACGTCAAGGAAATAGCCGAAGAGATCGAACGATTTCGCAATGAAATGAAGAGGGAAAGCCAGGATGGCGAACAAGTGGATTCCGAAAGCAGTTAAACCAGCAGGGAAGGTTGAAAAAGTCTCTCATGTGAAAGAGAAGACTTTGGTTAAGAGGGCTAATCTTGTCAGGACGCTTGGCACTTTACGGAAGTAATAACAAAAGGATATTGACGATGAAAGAAGATAACGGCGCACAGGATGTTGGCGCAACTGCATTTGATCTCCCTAACTCACAACACCCCGGTTATACCAACCGAATCTATCACACGAACGATAAAGTGCCACATCCGACCAATGCGGCTGCAAAAGTTGTTCATGCCGATATGATCATGCGACAGGTGCTGGAAGCGAAATAACATGCAATGTTCGGGATGCAAATACCCTGACTCGCATGTTGTTAAAACCCAGTACGACGATATGCGGGATGTGATTACACGCAGACGTGAGTGCCTGCGTTGTGGATTGCGTTTCACGACACGCGAGCAGTTGAAACAACCGCGTCAACGGATTGATGACCGGTTTCCGATGGGGCATAAACCATGACCTCCATTGCACAGTGTCGTCAGGAATTTTATACCCTGCGTGATTCGCTCAAGCGACAGGATGTTCAACATATATTTTTTGACAAGGATGAGACGAGAATCTATGCAAGCGATAAGGAACGAATCTATATACCGAATCCAACTGGCAAACTGTTTCATGCTGATAATACTTTTGTTCAGCTCGTTATGGGCCCTTACGGTTCAGGTAAATCTACACTCTGCATTAACAAGATTGTTGACACTGCCTGCCGAATGCCCTACTGGCGAAATGGTAGGCGACGAGCGAAGTGGCTCATCATACGAAACACAAGTGGAGAGTTACAATCAACCACCCTCCAAACATGGCTACAGTGGTTTGGCGACCTTGGCGTTATTAAAAAGCGACAGAAGCCACTCCTCACCTACGAACACACATTCAATGATGGACGAGGTATAATCGAGCTTGAACTTGTATTTATTGCACTGGATCGTGATGAAGATATTCGAAAACTTAAATCTATTGAAGCAACGGGCGCATACATTAATGAGCTTTCTGAAGTACCACAAGCTGTTCTCCATCATCTTATTGGGCGTGTTAATCACCGGTATCCTTCTCGGGCTTTCTGCGCAGAACCTTATTGGTCAGGTATCATTGCAGATACCAATCCACCCGACGAAGATCACTGGATCAACCGAGACTTTGAGGTAAACCCCACACCAAACTACAAGATATTTCATCAGCCGTCAGGGTTGATACGAAATGGTGACGGTTCTTTTGCAAAAGACTCCGAAGGCAATTATATTGCCAATCCTGACTGCGATAACTACATCAACCTGTCACCGGACTACTATGTTAAATTGGCTGAAAAGCGTACGGAAGGATTTATCAAGGTCTATTGCGGTGGAATGTACGGTATTGTTGAGTCTGGCAAGCGTGTCTATCCTGAGTATAACGATGACATCCATTCTGTCCCCAAGCTCGATGCCATACAGGGTTTGCCAATTCATCTGGGCTGGGACTTTGGGCTTACTCCTGCTTGTGTGGTGTTTCAAATTAGTCCGCGCGGTCAGGCACGAATCCTGAAAGAATATATTGCAACTGACATGGGTATCAGGACATTTGCGAAGAATGTCGTAATCCCCGACTTGCCCGTATCGTTTCCCTATAACCGCGTAGGTGAGTCCGAGGCGGATCCCTCAGGTGCCGCAGGGGATGCCATTATGGAGGAACTGAGCTGTATTGGTGAGCTTAATTCGCTAGGTATAACAACTCAGGGTGCAACAACCAATGATCCCGATGTACGTATATCGTCAGTGCGTTATTTCCTGAACTCCATGATTGACGGTCAACCAGCCTTTATCATGTCAAGAGAGGGTTGCAGCACGCTTAGGAAAGGGTTTATCAATGGGTATGTGTTCAAACGATTAAGTGTGACGGGTGATGAACGCTATCAGGATAAGCCAAACAAGAATAAATATTCACATTGCTTTGTTTCAGATACGCTTGTTTATACATTGCGTGGAAATATCCCAATACAGGATATTGGTCTTAATGATGAGGTATTGACTCCAAAAGGATTCAGGAAAGTTACAGCAACAATGAATAGATCATCCAGCGAATTGCTAGTGTTGACTTTTAGTAATGGAGCTGTATTGAAATGCACCAAAGACCATCCTTTTCTAACAGACAGAGGAATTGTTGTAGCTGATGAATTACAGTATAATGATGTATTGACAAGCATCAATGAGAATTCATTATGGCAAGAAAACAAATCCACGAAATACAGACATTTAACGGCATTAAATATTATAAAAAGTCTGGTGGATATTATAAAGCGTGTTATAGAAAATATGGTTCAACCAGATATATGCATCGAGATGTGTGGGAATTCCACAATGGCCGCATACCCGAAGGATTCCATATCCATCATATCGACCATGACAGACGTAACAATGACATTAAAAACCTTTCGATCATTGGTGCATCAGAACATGCAACAATGCACGGTAAAGAGCTCAAAGGAACACTTCAGGCAAAAATACACATGGAAAACATCAGGCCTCTTGCAAGCCTTTGGCACGGATCAAAAGAGGGCAAGGAATGGCATTCCATCCATGGTAAAAATGCGTGGCGAAACAGACAAAAAAATACTTACAGGTGTACGAGATGCAGCAAGGAATTTGAAAGGCTTATTGGAACGAATAAGAAAGGCTTTTGTTCGGCTGCCTGTCAGTCAGCGCATAGAAGAAAAAGTGGAGTCGATGACGAGAAGAGGCTATGCATCATCTGTAAAAAAGAATTCATTATCAATAAATACGAATCAAAAAAAACATGCTCTTTACCTTGCAAAGGCCGATCAATATCCAATAAGAAAAAAGGTTTATGATCTAACTGTGGAAGATGAGCACTGCTTTTATGCAAACGGTATTTTGGTCGGCAATTGCCATGACGGGCTTCAATATGGCCTCATGAAGTTTGCGTCAGATCGGATTGTCGAAAACAAGAAGCCCGCAGCAAGTGCTGTGGATATGTTTAACCCGGTATTCAGGTGGCAGAATTAATATGGCAAA